GAGTTCAGTCAGGTGAAGGAAGACACGGAGGTATTTGATAGGACGAACGACACGACGGGCTGCCGGATCTTTAACGGGACGCACAAGGGGCTGGGCACGAAGTTCTACGAGCTCTCCTTGAAGCCGGACATCGAGAAGCTGTACATGCACTGGTCGATGCACCCCGACAAGGCCAGGGGATTGTACAAGGTGGATCCCAAGGGCGCCGGGATCTTGGGGAAGGTAAAGGTCATCGATCACAGCTTCAAGTATCCCGATGGTTGGAAGTTCCAGCTCGAAGCTCCTTCGGGGCCGTTCCCCGGTTTGCGGTCGCCGTGGTATGACGCGCAGTGTCGACGGCGGCAGAGTGTGATTTCGGTCGCCATGGACTTGGACATCAATCCGCTGTCGAGCTCCGCCAAGTTCTTTGATGAGCTCACGCTCAAGAATCTGAAAGAGGAGCACTGCCGGGCGCCGTCGTGGGTAGGGGAGTTGGTCTACGACAAGCAGACGGGCAAGCCTTCGGGGATTCGGCAGGATCCAGACGGCAAGCTACGCTTCTGGTTTCCGCCCGATCACATGGGCAACCCTCCCCGTTACCGCTACGGCATCGGCTCCGACGTCTGCGCGGGGGCTGGAGCGACGAACACAGTATTCAGCGTGGGCAACGAGCGGGGGGAGAAGGTAGCGGAGTACGCCAACCCCAACATTTGGCCGCAGGATGCGGGCGTGTACCTGGTGGCTCTGGCCTGGTACTTCAAGGATGGCAGCGGGCAGGGGGCGAAGCTTTGCTGGGAGTTGCAGGGGCCGGGCTCGACGATGGGCAAGACCATTATGGGCCTGGGTTATCGCAACGTGTATTGGAAGGTGGACGAGTTCCGCTTATCCAAGGGCGTTAGTGATGTGCCGGGCTGGTTCCCGGACAAGGAGGCCAAGCGGCTGTTGATGGAGGATTACCGGGGAGCCCTGATCTCGGGACGGTTCGTGAACTACAGTGGGCCGGCGATCGAGGAGTGCCACTTCTGGGAGTACGACTTGCGGGGGGATGTGGTGTTTGTGGCGAGCTTCTTGGAGAGCCAGGCCGGGCATATGCACGGCCTTCCCAACGATCCTTCGGGAGCAGGCGCCAATCACGGTGATAGGGTGGTAGCCGATGCTTTGTGTTACAAGACAGTGGCAAGCTTTGGTAGTATCAGATCCATTGAGCCAGAAGCACCGCCCTTGACGTTACTTACGCTGGCGGGAAGACGACGGCACTGGCAAGAGATCGAAGAAGCGGTAGACGTTGAAAAGCTTGGAAGGGGCTGGGACTAATGCCAGACATCGACTACAGCCGGCTCTGCCGTGCCGTGACGAACGCCCGCCTTGTCCTACGCAAGCCCCGCGAAGAGCGGGTACGCATGGTAAGAGAGTACGTCGGCCTCCACTGGAGCGAGGAGGGCGCCCGAAAGACGGTGCCCTGTAACATGGTGGGCGCTTACGTCGGCATCGTCAGCCGCAAGCTCATCGCCAACAACCCCAAGGTGATGCTTCGAACCTTCAACCGCAAGGCCCGTCCCACCGTCTCCGCCATGGAGTTCTGGGTAAACCAAGAGATCAAGAAGATCAACCTGCAGAACACGATCGAGCGGGCCGTCGTCGATGCGCTCTTCAACATTGGCGTAATCAAGGTAGGCCTGGCAACGCCTTCGGATTCGGCAAGCCTCAACTGGCAGATACGCGCGGGCGAGCCGTTCGCCGTCTGCGTCGACTTCGACGATTGGGTGTATGACGTCCACGCCCGCGACTTCAGCCAGGCCAGCTTCATGGGCCATCGCGTACGCTGGCCCTTGCGCGCGGCACAGAAGATGTTTGGCCGTACAGAGCTCACGCCTTCCGATGATCCGCCTTACAACCAGCAGGGGGACGAACGCACAAGCATCCTGGGGCGTACGCTCCTGGCCGGCGGGAGTGACATGGAGTTCGAGGACATGGTTGATCTGTGGGAGATATACCTTCCACGCGAGAACAAGATCGTCATGCTGGCCGACGATCAGATAACCGGGGCCAGCACGAAGGGCGGCGAGAAGCCGTTGTCCGTAAAGCCGTGGCTTGGTCCTGCACGCGGGCCTTATCACTTCCTGGGCATGCAGATCGTTCCCAACAACGCCATGCCCAAGGCTCCGCTGCAGGATCTGATCGACTTGCACGATGCGCTTAACATGATCCTTCGAAAGTTGATCCGCCAGGCCGAACGGCAGAAGGACATCCTTGCCGTTGCCGGTGGCGCCGATGCAGACGGCAACAGGATCTTGAAGGCCAACGACGGCGAGGCTACGCGCGTAGACAACCCGGCCAACATGGTCACGATGCGCTTCGGCGGAGCCGATCCCAACAACCTGCAGATATTTGGAGTGCTGAAGGAGCTCCTAAGCTGGCTGGCCGGCAACCTGGAGCTCATGGGCGGCCTGGGCCCGCAGTCGCGTACGGCTTCGCAGGATCAGCTCCTCAATCAGAACGCCTCGGCGACGATCGGCCAGATGATCGATCGGACGGTGACGCTGACGCGCGACGTGACAGAAAGCCTGTGCTGGTTCTGGCATCATGATCCGGTAAGGGTGCATAACGCCGTCTTCAGTCCCAAGGGCCTGCCCGAGATCGAGGTACCACGCCCGGTGTATCCGGGCAGCTACCAGGGGAAGGGCCTCAAGCGCGAGCACGCTTTCGAGGATATGCAGCTGACGGTCGATCCCTACTCCCTGGGATCGATCACGCCGCAGCAACGCCTGGCCACGCTCCAGCAGATCATCGGCCAGACGATCATTCCGCTCATGCCGATCCTGGGGCAGTACGGCATACGCTTCGACCCGCGCGTGTACATGGAGAAGGTAGCTGAGTACACCAACGAGCCGGATTTGACGGAGATACTTTCCCTTGGTGAGCCCGTGGGAATGGGAGAAGGTCAAACCCCTCCCACGACTCCCAAGGCCGCCGAGACGACAAGAAACTACGTCCGCCGTAGTGAATCGGGCGCCACCAGCGGCGGGAAGGATCTTACCGCTGTCAACATGATGCGCACCAACCAAAACAACGGAGCCCCAACGTGAGCCCTGACAGAATCGTTCTGGGCGATAGCATCCGCTACTACCTGGAGAACAAACAGGTTACGGAGGCACAGTACCGGGCTGTGCATCCTCTCCCGGCTTCGTGTGGAGGTGCGCCCGGCGGTACACCCACTACGGGGTGGCCTATCTTGTCAGATGCTTTAGCCGTGCATCCCGAGCAGATCGAGGAAGCCAAGAAAGACGCTGCCATGCGCGGTATCGACGTGGATTTCGTGCCGGAAGATGGTCGTGCCGTGCTCCGCGACAGGGACCACAGAAGGCGAATGCTGCGGGCCTACGGCTTCCACGACAGGGACGGCGGCTACGGTGACGGTTAGCTTTCTTCTTGACGCCCTAAGCCTGTCCGCGTAACGTCATGAGTAACAAGGGCATAGGGAGAGGCGTCATGTCGAACGAGCTGACGATTAACGCAAGCATCAATTACGACGACGGTTCAAGCGCTTTTAACCTCTCCTGTCCGCCCGATCTTTCCAAGCAAGTCACCGAAAACATCGTTGCGGCCGGCAAGACTACGCTGGTCGAAGACACCAACACCGCGATAAACCTTGGCGCTGTTACTGACATCGGCTACCTGGTGCTTGTGAACCGTGGCACCGTGGCGGAGGATTACGTCAAGGTGAAGCTGGCAGAGACAGAAGACGGCTTTGCCATCCTTCGGCCCAACGGCGGCCCGCTACTTCTGGAGGGCGGCCCAGCCATGGAGGAGCTTTGGCTGCAAGCCATCGGCGGCAACACTTCGGTAGATCACCTCATCTGCAATCACTAAGGAGCTGGCCCATGGCAGCCAAGAACACAAAGCCCGAAGCCGAACCACAGCCGGAACCCGAGCCACACAACCCCTTTGACTCGGCGGCCTTTGATGATCGTCCGCGCAACCCGGACGGCACCTTCGCCAGCTCGAAGCCACAGGAGACGCCGGAGGCCGAACCCAATCCGCCCCAACCGGAACCCAGCAGGCATCCGGCGAGTCTACTGGCTTTGGCAAAGGAGTACGGCTTCGACGATGACGACATCGAAGCCATGCCCCCCGACAACCTC